CCCGGAGAGTGCATGTGGGTCATGTTTGAGAATCCCAATGCATCTGAGGCGGACATGGCTTTTTGGTTCTGTAGAGTCGTAGAGCCTCATTTTTCTGACGACATTAATCACACACACATTGGCAATTCTTTTGAGATTTCTAATGCTCTCACTAAGAAAGAACGAGTAGAAAAAGAAAAGAATGGCGAGTCATTTCCTTCTCAGCGTAGCGAGCTTAGGAATGGACCCGTAATAAGCGTAGAAGGTGAAAGAAGAACGGCAACAAGTAACATTTTTCTCCGAGGAGAAAAAGAAGACGTATTTGAGAAGATTATAACTGATTCAAGCGCATCAAAGCTAATGTCTTACAGCGCAGTTCCTCGTTTTAGAAAGCGGCCCGGAGATGTTGTGCTAGAGGGTACAAATAACTCCCTTGTTGTTCTTGGAACTGATAGACTAGGACCCATTGAAAAGACTGGATTTGACGCAGGCTCGATAGACATTGTAGTAGGCAGAGGTCAGACTTCGAACACTTCTGGCAAAGAAACTTCAACAACAAGCATAGTTGATGCAGCACGGGATAAAAAAGGAAAAGAGATAAAGAAAGAACTTGATAAGTCACTAGAAAGTCTAGAGATCAGCGAGGGAGACCCAGATCTTGTGAATGACAGGAGCAGAATTTTAGCTTCTCAGCGAACATCAGTTGACCAAAATTTTGGTTTGAATTCCTATAATGACGAAAAATTTGAAAAACCCGAAATCAAAGACACTTCATCAGGTGATGCAGCTGTAGTTATTAAGTCAGATAAGATAAGATTGATAGCAAGATCAGACGTAGAAATTTTAGTAACAGGATTCGAACCTGGGTCAGCCACAGACAAGAGCGAAATAAAAAATGAGAAGAAAGATTTCAAATCTTGGGCTTCAATTGTTATTAAATCAAATGGAGACATTGTCTTTACTCCTTCAGAAAAGGGCGTCATCAAATTGGGCGGCGACGATGCAGACTTGGCTGTCTTGTGCGAATCAGCAAACCCAGGATACGAATCGACAGGAGTAATAAAAGGTACTCCTATACTCGACACAATGGGAGGCATCCAAGGAACTTCACCAAGCGGTATTCTTAAAGGCGGAACAGGATTAGGAACATTTGCTACAAAAGTTCTCATGAAGTAATACGCACTCAGAAAAACTTCATACGTCAAAGAGACTTCCTTGATAGTTAAGCCTTATGGCGTCATATAGCTTTAAAAGCTCTGGAAAAACAAGGGAACAAACCGTAGAAGAAACTACTGCAGTTTCTCGTACTCCTTTTGGTATAAGGACGCCTCTGTCGCTAGGGTCTGGTGAGGGAATTCTTTCCATGAATTATGAACTCTCTGATCAGTTTTCAGATAATTTAAGAAACCTTCTGTTAACAAACTGGGGTGAAAGACTTGGCCTGTATGACTTCGGGGCAAATTTAAAGCCTTTAACATCTGAGTTTGTCTCTCAGGATTCTTTTGATACTGAAGCGATCAACAGAATAAGAGCTGCTGTTCAGAAATGGATGCCATTCATAGACTTAGAAGATTTTTCTTCTACTGTAGATAGAAACGAAAATAAAAATACTGCAATAATAAAAGTTACAATCACATACAACATACCCGCACTAGAAGTAACAAAAAAGTCTCTTCAAATTACTCTATACGTTATGTGATACCTTGTTTACTTATCACTGGATTAGAAAATGGCAATTAACGACAACAAAGCTGCTCTTAAGTCTGTAAGACAAAGAAATTATCTGGCAAGAGACTTTGACGGGTTCAGAACGGTACTGCTGGATTACGCCAGGCAATACTATCCTGACAGAATACAAGATTTTTCCGAGTCGTCTCTAGGTGGTCTCTTGTTAGACATGGCTGCATACGTCGGAGACAACATGTCTTTCTATCTTGATCACCTGTATGGAGAACTACACAACGATACTGTGGTGGAAACTGTCAACATAGAGCGGGCATTGAGGAATGCAGGTGTTCCAATAGTAGGTTCTTCATCTGCAATTTCAACTGTAGACTTTTATATAGAGGTCCCAGTATTAGGAGACGGAACACTAAGGCCCAATCCAGATCTTCTTCCCACAATAAATGCAGGTGCACTCATCCAGTCAGACAGCGGAGTAGAATTTTCTCTGATGGAAGACGTTAATTTTTGGCAAGTGGATCCAGCCACTAGCACGATTTCCGTAGACCCTTCTGTAGAAGTAGTCAATGGAAGAAGAATAAATGGAGAAGTTGTAACAAAAATACTGAAGAAGTCAGGTATGTGTACATCGGGTGCAGAGGCGACTGATTCTTTTACCGTCGGAGACTTCGTTCAATTCAGAAGACTATCCTTAAACAATTCAAATGTAACTCAAATAATTTCTGTAGTCGACGCCCTTGGAAACTCATATTACGAAGTCGGAAATTTGACGCACGACGTCGTATACAAGAATGTGCTGAATAACACTGACAATTCAAATACGCTGTCTCTAGTGAAAGACAATTTAAAAGCAGTTCCTGCACCTTATAGATTTGTTAGAGAAGTATCTCTAAGAGACAGAAGGTCTACTCTCATCTTTGGAGGAGGAACTGCAGACAATCTCGAAGATGACGTAATTCCTGATCCCTCTGAGTTTTCAATTCCTCTACCCTATTCACAATCATTTTCAAGAATAGCAATAAACCCACAGAAGCTTTTGCAGACATCGACGCTCGGTGTTGCAGCTGCAAATACGACGTTAACTGTAACGTACAGACACAGTGGTGGTCTCTCTCACAATGTTCCTGCAAATACAATAAGAAGCATAACAAACATATCAATATCATTTCCAAACAACCCGCCCCCAGGCCAGCAGGCTCAAATTAGATCTTCAATAGAGGCATCAAATCCAAGCCCGGCTTCTGGCGGGGAGGATGCTCCTACTGCAGAAGAGCTTCTTGCGCTAGTTCCCACAGTCAGAAACTCTCAAGAGAGAATTGTTACCAAAGAAGACCTGCTCTCAAGAGTCTACACGATGCCAAGCAACTTTGGCAGAGTCTTTAGAGCATCAATAGTAAAAAATCCAAACAATCCTTTGGCTTCTAGACTTTTTATCATATCAAGAAACACTGAGAGCCAATTAATAACTTCTCCTGATGACTTAAAGATAAATCTAAAGAGATACCTGGGCTCATACAGGATGATATCTGACGCAATAGACGTAATGGATGCTGGTATAATAAACCTTGAGATTTACTTTCAAATAGTTGTTGATCCATCACTGAACAAACAGCTTGTTCTACAGAGCATAATATCGGACTTAAAGTCACAGTTCTCAATAACAAACTTTCACATAGGACAACCAATAGTCATATCAGACATAATATCAACAATCTTTTCAAAGAGCGGAGTAATCTCTGTAGATTCCATCAAGATAAACAACCTATACGGATCAGTAAAAAATAGACAGTACTCACCGGTAGTCTTTGATGTTCAACTCAACACCAAGAATCAAATAATCTACCCGCCAGAAGGCACAATATTTGAAATCAAATACCCAGACGTTAACATCATCGGCAAGTGCGTCACTAATGTTTGATAGGAAAAGAACCAATGATTAAAATAGTCAAAGCAGACAAAGACGCCTATATCACTAACAAAGTAATTAGCGGTGAGAGAAAGATTAATTCAAATACTGGCGGATCTGGTACTCTTGATCTATTCAAACTCTACGGGGCAACTTTCTCAGGTTCTTCTCCTAACACAGAGCTGTCAAGAATACTAATTCACTTTGATATATCTGAAGTGAAAACGCTCGTGAACCAGGGAAAGATAGATTTTAGTGACAGTAGCTTTTGGTGCAAGATGTACCTAAAGGACGTGTATGGAGGTCAAACAACGCCCAGTAATTTCGATGTCAGCGTATTTCCTCTCTCAGCTTCTTTTTCAGAAGGAGTTGGAAAAGACATTACATACTTCTCGGACTACGATAGATGCAACTGGTCATCGTCTTCGATAGAAAGCATGTGGTACA